ACCTCTATAATGTGGCCCTGCTCTGCCCAGTAAATTTTTATTTCTTCCGCCATTTGTGTCGCCATCTTTTTCGTTATGTGTTTACAACCCTGTTTCTTTTTCTGTTCANTCATCAGTTCTNTTCCAGTAATTTTTAAGTTTCGTTANCGCNGATGTNACCCAATTAAAATTAAGATCAATNACCGACACNTTGGCNTNTTCAACNTCTATCGATCCATCTGAGAAACGATAAAGTATCTGGGTGATGTGACGGTCCGCCATTATTCTTTATCCATCAGACTGCCGTCAACAATATTTCGAGCTGCTTTCAATCTTCGTTCCATTGCTGGAAGACCAGTAGTTTTTCTCTGGGGAATTTCTGGCGTTCTCTTCGGTGCAAACCACCGTGATATGCGCTGGATTAATTTTTTAATCATAATCACACCTTTGATTTCATTTTTATTGATTGGAACTGCTGGCCCGCCAAGAGCCGTTCCCACAAAAATTCTGGAGTTAAGTTATATTCGCTGGCAGCTTTGTGCAACTCTTTGTACAACAAAATGCCAGTCTCCCCCATGTCTCTAATGCGAAGCCGCGACCGCATCATGTGTTTGCGGTGTTCGTTGTATGCTTCTCGACTACCGTGCTTTATTCTTTTATGCATTATTATATCCTCCCCCGACGGCTGCTGATAAGGCATCCTTTCTCCTCCATCATTTCTCTAGCTGGACGGTATGTCCGCTTTCCCTGATCTTCATCATTAAACATCTCACCGATACGGCAGATGAACGTGTAATCGATCCCAGCAGCCTTGGCCGCTTTACGATCATAGCGCAACGCCATAAACGCATCATATAATAACGCGCCTCGTTGTGCGCGTCTATTATTAAAAGTCTTCCGGCAGGACGTCGAGCAGAACTTGCTCGACGCCTTTTTGGAAACATACTTATCACCACATTCCTGACAAGTCCGAGACATATTATTTACCCCGGCAAATTGGGCCAAGGCCCGTGGCAACTGACACAGGGTCAGTCAATTCGCGGCCACATTTGCCGCACGCATCGTTGTGCTGGATCGTCAACGTGTCAGGGATTTTACCGTCGTGTAGATTAATCAACGTCCAAGCCAACGCTTTAAAAGACGGTGCTCCCGGCTTGCCTTTTCTACCAGCAAGAAGGCAAGAGACAGGCACACTGTCTTCAGCTCTAACAAACCCAAGGAAGTCCCAGTCTCCGTTCCAAGAATTGTCAGAACCAAACAGATGTTTAACAAAGAAAACCTCCCCGTCTTTCTCTGAAATTTTAAATGTAAAGTGAGTACCCGTCTTAGCAGACGAGATGGTGACTACGGCTTTACCCGAAAAGATAAAGTCCAAAGCCTCTTTTGCTGTTTCAAAACCTTTATGCATATCAACCTCCATATGTGTGCGTTAAGCGACTAGACGGATGATAGCACTATATCAGAGTATGATACAACAGTTAATCGTACTTTTTTTGAAATCTTTTTACGGCAGCTTCCCACGCTTTTAAGTTATCTCGCCGGACCCAGACTTGGACCCGCTTGTGCGTGCGCTCTTTAGCTTGCTGGTATTTCTCTTGGCTGGCAGCGTGCCTCAGTTTTGCATCAGTCATTTCTTTTCCTCTTTCAATTGTAGCTCTAATCGGGCAAGCGCATTCCACGCAACCTGAGCTGAATGGTACAGCCCAGTGTCGACGTCGAACACTTCCCCCTGCATCTCAGTCAGCAGGTGACGCAACATAGCATCAGTGTAGCGGGACTGTCCATCAGATACTGACAACCAACCCTCGTCCGTATATTTCAAACTACCATACGTTCCGACGCGACCTACCTGCTCCAATGCTGCACTAAAACCACTAAAGACAAGACCAAGTCGGGTCTTACCCGCATCTGCTTTCGCGCCTTTTGTATGCAGGTCTAGCCCGTTAGGGTCGGTCTCTGTCATATGTCCATCTCCATCTGTGCAGGTGGTTCTCCAGCAAACAAAAGGCTTTTCCATAAACCTACCGACGGCATATGATTGTGAGCCTCTTCGGGTGTAACGTCAGAATACTTTCTCATCCATTCTGACTTCTGCAAACATCGTGGTCCACTGACCCATGTGTTGGGATGCAAGGTTCTAGGCAAAGTAACTCCTGCAAGAACACACGCTTTTTTAAATTCATCTCCTCGGACAAATTGTTTTTCACATAAGAGTTTCTCAGAAATTTCTAAATAACGGCGTACAAAATTAGGTTCTTCTGCCACAGCTTTACGCCAGACTTTTTCTGCTAAATGCATTGCGTGAGCCATACGTTCACTCATTTTTTATTCTCCATTTCTTTTAGTTCGCCCCAACTTGGGCCTACACCGCCTTCGACCAAACGGCCAACAGACGCACCGGGGAAGACGTCGAGGTAAGCCTCGGTCATGTCCTCCTCCATGATTTTTAATAGCGACACACAGTCCCCGTTGGCAGCCTCATCAATGATCGCGTCATGGATGGTACTGAGAAACTGAGTAAGCCTCTGCCTACCCGCTGCTCGCTCGGCGTCTAGACTAATCTTATGCCGGGTGATGGCGCGTGCCATGATAGATAACGCTGCCCGCTGCACCGGGTAGTTAGAGCACTTAGGAAGGTCAGGCTTCTTACCCATATACACCGTGCCACCATCGACCATGCGAATAAATTTAGTACGGCTTACCTCATCCATAACATCATAGCGAAGATTGAATGCGTTGGGGTAACGGCCCTGCCAGAAGTCTATATAGCTCTGTGCCTCGTCAACGCTTGTTCGCATATTGACGGCCAAGCCAGCAGCCCCGCTTCCGTAGATGATACCAAAAGAGACCCCCTTCGCTTTAGATCGAGCAGCGTCATCATCTTTACTATTCTTACAACTTGCTTTGGTAATAGTCCTGCCAGCTATTTTTGTAGCAACCTCCGAATGGATATCACCTGTGATCATATCTTCCAGAAGCTGCTCGTCGTTGGAAAGCTGCCCCAGCACCCGAAGCTCAATGCCAGAATAATCTAAAGACACCAGCTTGCGGCCCATACCAGAAACAAATGATTTTCTGACAGAAGTATATTCCCCTAACAACTGCTGGTCTTTTGGAACTTGCTGTAGGTTTGGTCCTGAGCAAGAGAAGCGCCCTGTCTTAGCTGCACCAATGTTAAACCGGGCGCGGACGCGCTTGTCTTTATGCAGAGCTGACTTCTCGACCAGCGTGTCCCCAAAACTCGACAGGTACTTGCTAACCTTCTTGAAGTCGGCCAGCGCGTCAAAGAAAGTTTCTAATGGAGTGCCGGGAACAGTACCCGCTAATTTCCGAAGCGTGTCACCCGTAGTTGAAAGATGCCCTGTCTTTTCTGTGCGCGGCCATCCATCTAAAAAATGATCCGGCATATTGCGGGCAAAGTAATCTGACCACTGAGCGCCGGATGTGATCTTGGCAACCTCGTCCTCGCTAACCATATCTCGAATGATTTCAGTCTTGGCCTCTTTTATTTCTGTCCAGTTCGCAACCAGCTTCCTATGCGCTCTGTGATCAAGCAGCATCCCCGTACTCTCCATCTCGATGACAGCAGGGACCATGTCGTCAAACATTGCCATGCCCCGCCAGTGTCCTTCATCTGCTTGATCGCTCCAGTACCGCCACAGTTTCCATGTGCGGTCTGCGTCAAGATAAGCATAGTCGAGCTGCGACTGTGTCAGCTCGGGTGCTGCCCAGTTACTAGCCTGCTCTGTCTTATCCATCTCAATGTCTAAGTCCCAGTTAAGCAACTGCATCAATTTATAATTACCGCCGCCAAGGATAGCTTTGCGTAAGTTGCCCACGTCTCTGCATACCGTGTCGGGGCAGCCTGCGTCGATGAACCAGCGCAGCTCAAATCCTTTATTGTAGACGATCCACTCCCCATCGTGGAACAGGCGGGCAACCCCTCTGAAGCCGCCCTCAATCTGATCGAAGTCGACAAGATAGTGGCAGGTCTTGTTACATAAACTGACAAGCCGGACGCGCCCTTCTTTCGGGACAAGGCTGGTTGTCTCGAAGTCTAGCGCAGTAGCACCCTTCTCCGCACACTTTCTAAGCGCAGCGGATAAGGCTGTCTTGCTTGACACCATTGTATATTTCGGAGTAATTGTCATAAGCGATTTCAACCTCGCAATTAAAGTTGCAATGTCTGAATATAAAGAACTAACCCCGACCAGCAATGGCCGGGGTTAATTCTTTAGTTTTACTTCTTGCGAGATTTCTTCTTCTTAGGGATATCACCCGCCGCCAGCTCATCAAGATCAAGATCACCGTTGAGGTAAGATGCAAAAGCCTCGCGTGTTACCCACGCATCAATTACAAATTTTGGTTTATAATTTTTCTGCTCTTGGGCTACAAAAGTTTCTGCGTCAAAACCAATTAAAGGCATCGACGGATCACCCGCCCGCATCCTTGCTTTGATCTCTTCGACTATATCCTCGACGGCGTTGCGGCCAGACTTAGACGTCACTGTAAATTTAATGTTCTCATTCTTCCCGTCTGTGGATAGAACACCAAAACCTAACAGAGGCTGCCAGCCCTCACCCATATTTGTGCGGTATGGGCCGTTGTCTTTAAGATCGGCCTCAGCAACTGCTTGCTCTTTCCGCTGATAAAGAGACCACTCTAGACGCTCAACTGGCTTGTTGCCTTTCCAGCAGACCCAGCCCTCAATAATAGACTGAGGCTCTATTACAAATAAGTCGTCAGGGTCGACCTCGTCCTTTTCGCGGCCAAGTGAATACTTCCCAGTTTTGCCGGAGAAGCTCAAGAAAGTTATTCCTCCCCCAGAACTTGGGTTCTCACTGGAGCGTTCTTCAAGAGCACTTAGCATATCCGCATCTGAAAGAGCGGGTAGATTAGCGACGTTAAGATAGCTTGTTAATGAAGTTGACATAATGTTGTGTTTTCCTTTTCACACGTTGCAAAGTGGGCCTGACAATCAGACCCGTTTTAATGTCAGTCTCTCGGTGGAGGGACCAACAGTTTCAAAAGGTGACAGGTCTATGCCCGCCGCCTTTACCAGCTTCTTGTTTAGAGAAGCTCGTCCTTTGGCAATGGCGAGGGATATCTCAATATTCCCAACCATTCCCTTATTTACTTTTCGAGAAGCCAGCTCGTTCTTAATATCTTCTTTTAAGCTGTCTTGCTCTACTTTTAAATTATCCATGCTGTCCTTAATATCCATGTAGCGGACGGCAGCTTTATCTATCAAACCGCCCTTGCTAACCTTGCGACTAGACGCAACCTCTGGGGCAACCCCACACGCTTCTTTGTATGGACACATAGTCTGGCATTCCTTGCCGCCGTTTCGCTTACCCTCACGGTCCAGCATGGCGACATCCTTAGTGTCTAAGATTTTATTTGCACGCTTTGTCATGCGATCAAGTATGCTGGGGTCGGCTAAAACCTCATGCTGCACAATGTCATAATAATTGGATGCGTCCATATAGATTAGCAAACCTCTAGAAAATTTAGTGCCTGCTGGTCTGTCGACTTGCTGGTCGATTAGCGCCATACAAAGCTGGAGCTGCGTGACGTGCTGAGACTTTGGCAGGTTGCTTCTGTTAGTGCGCGGGTCAATCGTTTTAAACTCGACGCCGATCCACTCGTCTTCGTATGCAATGACGCCGTCCGGCGTGGCAGATATGCGTCGGTCTTTATCTTGCAAAGACCACTGATCCTTGCCCGCCATGATTAGCGGCACATTAGCTGCAATCATACTGTCGACCAAAAACTTCTCGCCATGCTGTCCCCGTCTCGCGTAGCCCCACATCTCCTCTTCTTTTGGAGTGCCGTGCTTAGAGTACCACTGCTTGCGAATGCAGCCGTCCGCCTCACTGGCGTTCATGTGATTGTTTCGGATGTCGTCGTCAAACTTACCTGCGTCTAACAGTTCTGCTCCGCGAACAACTTGGTTTTTAATATCTATCATTTCATTCCTCTAACACTTGAAATTAAATTGAAGCTGCGCTTCCGGCGAATGCCAAACCATTTTAAAATTTTACGCCACATATTTCTGCTCCATAATTTTAGATTGTCCTGCCCGCTTTGCGGACGTGATCCTGCGAACTGCCTGATCCAGTTTAGTGTTGCTCTCGAAGATGTCGACGTGAACGTGGTTCTTCTGACCGATGCGATGGCAGCGTGCGTAGAACTGATCCATTACTGCCGGGGACCAATCCTCTTCGACTACGACAATGTGACTGCCGCCTTGCATATTCAAACTAACACCCATAGCGCCAATTTGGCCGACAAGAACTTGAAGGCTGCCATCGTTAAATGCAGCCTGCCTGCCCTGCTTTGCTTCGGCTGACGTGCTACCGTCTAAAGATTGAACGGCGATCCCGTGAGCACGCAGCGCACCACGCAGGGCGTCGATGACTTCGATGTGCCAGCAGCCGACTAGTATAGGGCTGATGCCCGCCTCGACACGGTCAATGATCTCGGAGGCGGCGTGCTTTACTTTAGCAACACCCAGCTTCCGGCGAATGGTTGCGAGGTGCTCTTCATTAGATGCCATGCCCTCGCGTATCTCATTAACTGTCTGCTTCTCAAGACCCTTCAGCATTTCTTTAAGCTGTGCGTCAGCGTCTAACCTGACCTGTAGCCTATTGATAGTAATCGGGGGCATAGCTTCCCAAACGTCTTTAAGCTCACGCCGGACGGCCATACCGCCTTCAAACAACAGCTCATTCAACTCGGTTGTGTTGCGGTTTCCCACGGTAACAACTGTTGAAAATTTCTGTGCTTTGCTAAATTTCTTATTCTGAGTAACGCAGTAACGCAGGCGAAAACTATCAAGGTTTAGCTTACCTATTTTGTCGGTCAACTGATCAGCTCCGGCGCGGCAGATGAATGAAAATATGTCGTCGTTCCATCTGGTGACTGGCGTTCCCGTGAGTAACCATGTGTGGTCAACGCTTTCGCACAGACCGTGGCGACCAAGAATAGCCTTAGTTCGTTTGGCCGTAGTATTTTTAAGAGCATGGCTCTCGTCGCAGATTAAAACTTTAGCGCCCAGCTCCTTCAACTCTTCTTTGCGCTTGGTTGCAATATCATAAGACATGATAACAGCGCCGGGTCCGTGAGCTATTGCCTGCGCTCCTGACCTGATGATCTGCGTCGGTATGTTCAGATGGTTATAAAATTCTTCGCTCCACATATGAAGCGAGATCGGCGGGCCGACAATAATAACAGTGTC